ACCCGATCGTCCGGTCGGCGATGACCCAGGAGCAGGCCTGGTGGGCCGCGATGCAGGGGCTCAGCCACGAGGTCCTGGACAAAGAGCCGGACGTTATCTTGTTCATTTCCGCGTTCTTCGCCAGCAAGCTCACCCTCGGCCTGCTGCGTAAGTCGAAACTGCAGCCCAAGGTCGTGATCGTTCATACCGAATGCCCGTACGAAGATTCGAAACAGGTCATGCGGGCTGCGTACGCTCACCTGAACCTCGTCAATGACGAGGCTTCCCTGAGTCAATTCCAGCAGCTCGGGCCGGCCATCTACCAGCCGCACGGGTACCAGCCGCACGTTCACTACCCCCGGACGGGCCCGGTCGACCCGGAACTGGCCAGCGACTTCATCTTCATCGGGTCGGCGTTCGACTCCCGGAAAAAGTTCTTCGGGGCGATGGACCTGCGCGGGATCGACGTGCTGATCGGCGGCGCGGACTGGGGCAGCCTGGAGCCGGGCAGCCCGCTGGTCCCGTTCATCGGGACAGACCCGGGCACGCCGGATTGCATCGACAATCCGCAGGCGGCGGCCCTGTACCGGAACGCGAAGGCCGGGATCAACTTCTACAGAAGGGAATCCGAGGAGGGCGCGATCCAGGGCGTTTCGATGGGGCCGAGAGAGGTTGAGCTGGCCGCCTGCGGGCTGTTCTTCCTGAGAGACCCGAGGCCGGAAAGCGACGAGCTGTTCGGGAAGGCCCTGCCCTCGTTCAGCGGCCCGGAGGATGCATCGGATCAGCTGCGCTGGTGGCTCGCGCACGACCGGGAGCGCCAGCTCGCCGCCGACAAGGCCCGGCTGGCGATCGTGGACCGGACTTTCGAGTCACATGCCAAGCGGCTCCTGCGCCTGATCGAGAACCTGTAGCCGTCTGGCAGACTGGGGACCGTGACCGAGCCACTGCCGCCGCTGATCTCGCTGACGACGGATATCGCGCGTCAGTCGTCCATGCAGGCGAGCTTTGCGGCGGTCCTGGCAGCCCTCTCAGCCCTCTCCGCGAAAGTAGACGAACTCATGAGCCAGGACGCATCCGTAGCCGCCGTCGCCCAGCAGATCCTCTCCGACGAGCAGGCCACCCTGTCGGCGGTCAGCTCGCTGCAGTCCCTGATCGTGACCCTTCAGGCCGAGGTGGCCGCGAACACGCCGCTGAGCCAGGCCACGCTGGACGCGCTGAGCCAGGCCGAGGCGAACATGACCTCCCTGCGCACCGCGGCCGAGGCCGACGTCGCAGCCGACGCTCCCCCGTCCGGCGCCTGAGGCGTTATCCACATATCCACACGCGCCCTGTGCGGGACCGGTCAGATCCCAGGCAGCGTCCCGGGCGGCAGCAGCGGCGTAAGTGACGGCAGCTGCCATGCCGCGTTCAGCGAGGCCATCCGCTGAGTCGACCGCTGCACGGCATCGTCCAGCTGGGTCACGCTCGCCTGGATCGAGATCGCGGCGGACGCGACCTGGAATGACTGGCCGGGCCCGGCCGTCCAGGGGCCTTCCCGCGACGGCTTCGCGATGTCCTCCGGGATGATCTCCAGGGGCAGCCGGCGCACCCGGTCACGCCAGCGCGGGGGCGCGTCCGGGCAGGTGACCGCCAGCTCCGCGTCATCCATTCCTTTGCCAGGCGGGCAGATCGAGCACGTGATCAGGCCGCAGAACCTGCACTGCAACGCGGGGCTGTGCGAGTCCGGGACATCCCAGTCAGCCCAGACGTCGTGGCTCGGATGGATGTCCTCGCGCTGCACGCTACCTCCAGCTCAGGTTCGCCAGGCTGTCGTCCGCCTTGCCGCCCGGACCGTGCCTGGCGCGGCGGCCGGCCGCCGGGGAGTCGAACGCCTCCAGCACCAGCCTGCCCACCATGACCGTCCGGGTCTCGCCGTACTTAGCCAGGGTAACTATATGGTACCCGCGTGAATTCCGCCGGAGCGCGAGGATCCCGCCGGCCGTGGCAGCCCGGGGCAGCGAGTACACCCGGCCGCGGTCGCTGACCTCGTAGAAGCCGGCGTACCCGCGGGCCGGCAGCCAGCGTTCTCCGGTCATGGCGCAGGCCAGGATACTGCGAGTTCCTCAACTGGCAGCGTATTCTGTTACTGACGTTGCCGTGGCCCGTAGCTGCCCATCAGGCGTACGGATGAGGAGCCGGCTCCCTTTTCTTTCGAGGAGCTGGTTGAAATTTCCCGGATCCACGGCCGTAACGGCGTCGCGTACGTCTCGGTCGACGGCCTGGGCGGCGCGAACCCCACGGCGTCCCCGATGGCGTTCCTGTCCGACTGGTCGATCAACTTCACGGTGGCCAAGGTCGACGTGACCGCCATGACCGACACCAACCTCATCTACGTGTCCGGCCTGCCCGACGCGTCGGGTGACTTCACCGGGTTCTACGACACCGCCACCGCGCAGACGTACGTGTCCGCGGTCGACGGCCTGCCGCGGAACTTCTACCTCTACCCGTCGAACCTGGCCGCGCAGATGTCGCCGATCCCGCAGTATTTCTTCGGGACGATCCTGCCCGACTACTCGCTGGCCGGCGGCGTCACCGCTGCGGTGAGCCTGAAGTCGACCTGGAACGCGGCCAGCCGCATCTCCAGGTACCCGACCTACGGCCTGCCGGGCACCTGACAGCCCCGGGGCGCCGGCGTAACCCAGCACCGTTCCCGGCGTCCCGGATCATCCCGCGCACGGCCCGCCCCGGCGGGAGCTGCCTCCACCGCCATGAGAGGACGCAGCCATGTCCGAGGACGCAGGGCTGGACATCGACTACGACGCCGAGCTGGCCCGGATGCAGGGCATCGTCGCCCAGGTGCCGCAGCCGCCGCCCGCGGCCAAGGTGGAGATCGCGCCCGGCAAGGTCACCGAGTCGGACCGGACCGTGGAGTTCATGGGCGAGCGGTTCCGGATCGCGGACAAGACCGGCCTGATGCCGATGCTGAAGTTCTCGGCGTCCGCGGAGCTGAGCACGGCTGACTCCGGCGCGCTGGCGGCCATGTACGCGATGCTGAAGGACTGCATCCATCCCGGCCACCCGGGCTGCGGCGACTGCCTGTTCTGCGACCCGGACCCGTGCGGGCAGTGCCGGGCCTGCCAGCAGGCGGCCGTCAACGAGGAGGAGCCGGCCTGCCTGCGGAACCCGGCGGACGAGACCCGCTGCGCGGAGTACGACCCGGGTGACTGGCGCCGGTTCGAGCAGCACGCGATCGACACCCGGGCCGGCGCGGACGAGCTGCTGGACGTCATCACCAAGGCGATCGAGCTGATCGCCGGCCGCCCTACCGAGCCGCCGTCAGCCTCCTCGCCTGGGCGGCGGTCCATTCGGGACGCCTCGATGGCACGCTCCTCCGCTCGTCGGGGCGGGGGATCGAGGCGCTGACGGTCCGGCAGTGCTGCAACGTCGCCTACTCGATGCTGGCGGACCAGTGCCGGGACGACGAGCAGCTGGCCGAGCTGGACTCCCGGCTCGGCATGGCCGACAGCCCGCAGGACGAGGCCCTGCAGGCGCTGCGAGAGCACCAGGAGGCGGCAGGCATGACGTTCGACTCCCCCGATGCCCCGGTGGCCGCGCCGGACCGCGGTGACCTGCCCGGCTGGATGACGGCGAATGAGGAGTTCCGGTGAACCTGCTCGTCTTCAACGACGCGGTGATCCATGACATGCTCAACGACCCGTACGGGCCGGTCGGGCAGCTGGTCGGCGAGCTGAGCCAGCGCGGCGTGACCGTGGCCCGCTCCGTCGTCCATGTCCGCGACCCGAACACCAAGGACCGCCGCAAGCGAGCCGGCCGGAACTCCACCGCGCGCCCGCCCGGGTTCACCAAGGCCAGCATCCACGTGCACGGCCCGGTCGTCGGCAGCCGGGGCGGCCTGTACGGCGGCGGCAACTCCGCGGCCGACCCGACTGTGTTCCTGGAGGACCCGGCCAGCCAGATGTACCAGAAGTACCCCTTCATGACCACCGGCCTGGACTCGCTGGAGATCTGATGACCGCAGCGGGAGCGCACTGATGGCCCGGATGCTGGGCGAGGCCTTTTTCACGGTCTACCCGGACAGCACGGGCTTCCGCACGCTCCTGGACCTCCAGATCCGCAAGGCGATCGCCGGGATCAGGCCGACCGTGCCGATCGGGGTGGACGCCAAGAACGTCCTGTCCACCATCCTGGATCTGCAGGCCCGGATGAAGGCACTGTCCGGAACGCTGGCCAAGATGCGGATCGACGCTGACGGAAAGCCGGCCGAGGCCACGATCGCCAGGCTCCAGACCCGGCTGCTGGCCCTGTCCAAGAAGGTCGCGTCCATCACGATGAACGCGGACACGACCAAGCTGGACGCGCAGATCGCCGCCGAGGAAGCCAAGCTGGCCAAGCTGCGGCTCCAGGCATCGGACCTGGTGATGGACGCCGACACGGCCAAGGCCGCCGCCAAGATCGCGGCCATCCAGAAGCAGATCGCCGGACTCAACAAAAGCCTGGACAAGCTGACCGCCGACGTCGACATCGACGCCGCGATAACCAAGATCTACGCGCTCGAAGCCGAGCTGAAGGTGCTGCAGTCGAACGCCAAGGCGGTGAAACTGGCCGCCGACACCGCCGCTTTCGATGCTGCGATCAACGCCAAGATCGCCCTGATCGCCACGCTGAAAGCGCAGGCTGCCGACGTCAAGATCGGCGCCAACGTCGATGTCGCCGGGCTGGCCGCCGCCGACGCCGCGCTGCTGGGCATCCGGAACGCGATGCAGGACATCAACGCGATCAAGCCCGGCCCGGCCTTCCAGGTCATCAGCGGCGGCGGGTTCGCCAACCTGGGCGGCCAGGTCGCCGGGATCAAGGTGTGGCACCTGGCCCTGGACACCGCGCTCGAATCGATCATCGCGGTAACCGGCGCGCTGATCGCGCTGGGCGCCGGCCTCGCGGCCATCTCCGAGCCGGCCGCCAACATCGGCACCCGGCTGAAGGCCGTCGACACGGTATCGGCCGCGCTGGGCGTCACCATCCCGCCGCTGACCGGCAAGATGGACGCGCTCATGAAGGCCATGGTGCCGCAGACGATCGAGCTGTTCGGCGCCGGCCTCAACATCGTCCAGAGCCAGTCCGGCCAGCTGCTCAAGCAGATGGCGCCGGTCGTCAACCTGTTCGACACCTGGGCCGCCAAGATCGTCATGTGGGTGGCCAACCAGCACTCGTTCGGCGCGGCGGTGCAGGCCGGGGCGGGGTACCTGGCCCAGTTCGGCACCGCTGTCGGGCACCTGGTCGACGCCATCTCCAACCTGCTGTCCAAGGACCCCGGGATGGCCCACTACTTCCTGGACATCATCCAGGGGTTCACCGGGCTGCTGGACATCATCTCCAAGCTCCCCGGCCCGCTGCTGGCCACCGCGCTGGCCCTGCACGGGGTCTACCTGTGGACCAAGGTGCTGGTCGTGGCGCCGGTCCTGGCCCTGGCCAAGGCCCTCGGCCTGCTGTCCGACGAGCAGGCCGCCGCCGCGGTCTCGGGGCTGAAGTTCAAGAACATCATCGGGACGATCATCGCCAACCCGCTCATCGCCGCGCTGGTCGCGCTGGGCGCCGCCATGGTCTACATGGGGATCGCGTCCAAGCAGGCCAGCAATACCACCCGCGACTTCATCACGAACCTGGAGACCGGGCTGTCCAACATGTCCGCCAGCGATGCCATCGTCGGGATCAGCAAGGACATCGGGCTGCTCAACCAGCAGATCGCCAAGACCACGCCCGCGGAGGAGTACTCCAAGGGCTGGAACACCCTGGGCCAGACCTTCCGGTCCACCGGCCTGGACGCCCGCGCGTTCGGCAGCGACTGGGCCAAGACCGTCACCCAGTTCACCTCCGGTAACACCCTGGGCGCCCTCCAGTCCTTCGGCAAGGCCCTCAAGGACCTGTTCGTGCCCGGCGGGGGCTCGGCCATCGCCGCCTCGCAGGACATCGCGAAGATGCGCGCCGAGATCGACAAGCTGTCCAGCTCCCAGAGCAACCTGGTTCAGGTCATGGGCCACTTCGCCAGCTCCGGCTTCACCGTGGAGCAGTCGCTGGCCCTGATGGACCTGGCCGGGGTCAAGTTCAACGACAGCGTCGGCCTCATGATCTCCAAGGTCAACAACCTGATCACCGGCTACAAGAACGTGACCGGCACGGGCGGGGCCCTGGAGAACAGCGTCAACGCGGTTACCTTCGCGGCCCTCCAGCAGCAGGAGAAGGTCCAGCAGCTCAACGACGGCTGGGACGCGTTCTTCAAGACGGTCTCCGGCGGCCAGTCCGGGTTCCTGTCGTTCGCCCAGCAGACGATCGGCCTGTACGCCTCGCTGAACGCCTCCGGGGTCAAGCTCACCGACTCCAACGGAAAAGTCTCCGCGTCGCTGCAGGGCCTGGCCACGGGCGCGGGCAGCGCGAAGATCAGCATGACCGGGCTGAACAGCGCGTCGATCACGGCCCAGCAGACCTTCCTGCAGTCCGCCACGGCGGCCAACGCGCAGATGGACAACCTGAACCTGCTGGCCAACGCCGCCGGGCTCGGCCAGCACGGCGTGGACCTGCTGGCCCAGGCGAACCGGGACATGGTGGCCTCGCTGCTGCCGGCCGCGAAGAACAGCCAGGTGCTGACCGACGTGCTGTACGCCCTGGCCCAGCGCGGCGGCTACCAGGGCGCCAACTCGTTCAAGGCGCTGTCGGAATGGGTCGGCAAGGTCAAGGATCCGATGCAGAACCTGGAAGGCGTCACCGCCACGCTGACCGGCAAGGCCGCCGGGCTGACCCAGGACGTCAAGAACCTGTCCCTGGCGCTGGGCACCACCTTGAACAACGCCATGGCCGATGTGGTCTTCACCTTCACCGGGGGCAAGCAGGCCCTGATCGATTTCGGGACCGCGCTGAAGACCAGCACCTTCAACAGCAAGGACCAGCAGACGGCGGCCAAGAACCTGGCCGATCAGTTCATCAAGCTGACCGGGAACACCCGGGACGCCCACAACGAGTTCATCACCTTCGCCACCCAGCTCGGCCTGAACAAGACCCAGGCTGAGCAGCTGTGGCAGGAAGTCGAGGGCAAGCTCAGCCCGTCCATCCAGAACCTGGCCACCACGGTCCTGGCCAACGCCAAGGGCCAGTTCACCACGTTCGCCGAGGTCGGCCTGAACCAGACCAAGACCCAGGCCGACCAGCTGTGGAGCGAGATCACCAGCAAGCTCGGCCCGGGGCTGGACAACCTGGGCAACCTGGCCGGCGGGACGGCGAAGGCCAAGTTCATCGACTGGGCCGAGAACGGCCTGAAGCTCACCCAGACCCAGGCCACCGCCCTGTGGAACGAGCTGGTCGTCCTCCAGAACCACATCAACTCCCTGCAGGGCAAGACCATCACCCTGCAGATGATCGCCTCCGGGCAGGGCGGCGTGTCGGTCACCGCGTCGGGCCTGGCCGCCAAGGAGATCATGCTGTCCAAGCTGGCCGGCGGCGGCCTCATCCAGATGGGATCCGGGCCCACCGCCGATGACGTGCCCGCGATGCTGTCCAAAGGCGAGCTGGTCGTGCCCGCGAAGATGGTCAAGGGCGGCGCGGTCGATCATCTCCGCGGGATGCTGCCCGGGTTCGCGGCGGGCGGCCTCGTCAGCCTGCCCGGCGAGGCCAGCGCCCTGCCCGAAGCCGTGGGCAGCGCGACCAGCTCGGATACCGCGACCATCCTGTCATCCGACCTGACCACCGTCCTGGCGCAGATGAAGCAGCAGATTATCGCCGCCGAGCAAGCTGCGCTGATCGCGGCGATCGGGGCCAAGGGCATCACCGGGGCCGGGGTGACCAACTCCAGCGCGTACGCCGCGCTCCAGGCCGCGGCGGCGAAGGCCGGCTGGACCGGGGCCCAGTGGGCGGCCCTGGTCCAGGTGGAGAACCGGGAAGCCGGGTTCAGCCTCACCGCGAAGAACCCGTCCAGCGGCGCCTACGGCCTGGCGCAGTTCATCAACGGCCCGTCCGAGTACGCCACCTACGGCGGTAATTCGACCACGGCAGCGGGCCAGGCCGTCGCGATGGTCAATTACATCAAGCAAAGGTACGGAACGCCGGCCGCGGCGCTGGCGCACGAGAACGCCTACGGCTGGTACGGCAAGGGCGGCCTGGTCGCGCAGTCCTACGACGCCGGCGGGTACCTGCGGCCGGGCGCGACGCTGGCCTGGAACGGCACCGGGCGCCCCGAGCCGGTGGGCAGCCCGGGTGCCGCGCTGGATACCAAGCTGGACAAGCTGATCGCCCTGACCGCCAGCCACGTCGCGCTCACCCGCAAGCTGATCGACACCACGGCCTCGGTGCCCTCCGGGGTCGGCAACGCGGTCGGCGGGGCGTTCGGCGGGGCGTCCGCCGCGGCCGGCTTCCGCAACCGCTACGCACGAGGCGGTGCCTGATGACCGACTCCCTGGTCCTGGGGAACAGCATCGAGCTGCTGGGCGGCGGTGTGGTCTCGGTCAACCCGCTGTGCGCCGGCGCCTCGTTCAAGCTCCGCTACGGCGGCGACTACGACCTGGGGGCACCGCAGCCCACCTCGAACTTCGTGGCCAGCCTGATCCTGGACGGCGAGCGGCCGTTCGGGCGGCGGTCATCCAACCGGGCGATCAAGCTGCCGGTCGTGATCACCGCGCCCACCCGGAAGATCCTGGCCGCCGCACGGGAAGTGCTGGAGCAGGTGGTCGACCAGGACGTCTGGACGATCACCTGGACCCGCGACGCCGCGGGCGGCACGCCGCTGCCGCTGATCATCGACTGCTTCCGGGCCCAGCCGTCCGTGCCGACCTACGACCTGATCACCGAGCAGCGCGGCTTCGCGATGCAGCTGGAGCTGACCATCCCGGCGCTGCCGTACGGGCGCTCCGACGTCCAGCAGCAGATCGCGTTCGCCTCGCCGGTCCCGCAGACGCCGCCCCCGCCGCCGGCGCCCGTGGTGATCGACACCTTCTCCTCGATCTCCTCCTCCCAGCACTTCCAGTCGACCCAGTGCATCGTCGGCCCGCGGTCCTGCGGCTGGGACCCGGACGACGGGCGGGTGGGCGACCCGGGCGGCCAGTCCACCCCGTTCGTCTACACCGCCGCGCTGAGCACGCCGCTGAACCTGACCGGCATGACGTCGGTCGCGATGTGGCTGGGCTTCGGCTCCCGGTACTACACGAACCTGGAGTACCACGGCAAGACGCACGGGGTGAACGTCTTCATCACCTTGACCGATACCTCCGGCGGCACGCTCGGGATGAGCCGGGCCGGGCTGCGGCTGGCGGCCAGCCCGGTCGCCCAGACGCCCGTGTTCTCCCGCGTGTCCATGCCCATCCCGCAGGGCACGTCCGGGTTCAATTACGCCTCGGTCGGCGGCTACACCCTGACGATCATCAACCGGAACGACCGGGTGCGCCGGCTGAGCTGGGTGACCGCCTACGTGGACGCGCTCACCGCCTACCCGCCGTCGCAGACCAGCGTGCCGGTCGTCCGCGGGTCCCTCTACACGCTGTACGGGCTGCAGGGAACCGCCCGCGCGGCAGCCTCGCTGTCGTTCCAGCAGCCGCCCACCGCCGGCACGCCCACGACCGTCACCTCGGCCGGGGTCGGGAACTACACCGTCCCGGTCGGGGCCGCGTGGCTGAAGGTGGAGGGAATCGGCGGCGGCGGCGCGGGAGCCTCGCTGACGACGACCGGGAACGGCGGCGGGGGCGGGGGCGGGGCGTACGCGGCCGAGCCCCTGTTCGCCTGCACGCCCGGCCAGGTCATCCCGTACAACGTGGGCGCTGGCGGCACCGCGGGCGCCACCCCGGTCGACGGCGGCTCCACCGTGTTCGGGCCGGGACCGTCCAGCACGATGGTGGTCACCGCGCTCGGCGGGGCGTCCGCCGCGCAGAACTCCTCTGCCGGAGGGGCAGGCGGGGCGGCGGGGCTGAACTCTGCCCGGTTCGCGGGCGGCACCGGGCGGACTGCCTCGGGGTCGGTCGGCGGCGGCGGCGGCAGCTCGGCCGGCAACTCCTCGGCGGGCCTGTCGCCGACCGGCACGGCAGCTACCGTGTTCACCTCGCCCGGCACGACCACCTGGACCTGCCCGGCCGGCGTCACCCAGGTCTTCGCCGAATGCTGGGGCTCCGGCGGCTCCGGCGCGACCGGCAACTCGGGCAACGGCGGCGGCGGGGGCGGCGGCGAGTACGCGGCCCAGTTCGTCGCCGTCACGCCGGGCAACAACTACTCCTACACGGTGGCGGCCGGCGGCGCGACATCATCCGGCAGCGCGGTCAACGGCCACGCGGGCGCCAGCTCCACCTTCGCCGGGGACTCGGTTACGGTCACCGCGCACGGCGGCGCGGCCGGCACGTTCCAGTCGCACAGCGGCGGCGGCGGCAGCGGCGGGTCCGGCTCCTCTAATACGGTGAACTTCCCGGGCGGCGCCGGCGGCCCGGCCTTCCCCTACAGCGGGTCCGGGGGCAGCTCGGCGGGAACGGCGGCGGCCGGCCAGATCGGGAACGGCTACGGGAACGCGCCGGCCGCGCCGACCGGAGGCGGGGCCGGGGGAGCCGGGACCGGGGCTAACAGCGGGGCGAACGGATCGGCCGGAGCGGCACCGGGCGGAGGCGGCGGGGGCTGCTTCCACAGCACCACGTCCGGGGCAGGCGCGGCCGGCCAGGTCCGGCTCACCTTCCCGGGCGGCGCCCCGACCAACAACGGGGCCGCGGCCGTGACCGGGGGCGGCGCGGGCGGCGCGGGCGGGCCGTCCGCCAACACGGCGGGCAGCGCGGGCAGCGCCCCGGGCGGCGCGGGCGGCGGCGCCTGCTCCACCGGCACGGCCGAGGCGGGCGGCGCCGGAGCTGCGGGCCAGCTGATCATCACGCCGTTCTCCTCCGCGCCGTTCAAGTCGCTGATCGTGCACCGGCCGCCGCTGGGCGCGCTGAAGACCTTCGTCCCGCTGGTCAGCGTCGGGGCCGGCGCGGACGCCCCGGACGGCACCCACCAGTACGCGATCCCGCAGCCGGTCACCGGGGTCAACGCCGACTTCAGCGGCACCTACACGCTCTACCTGATCGCGAACTCGCTGAACGGCAGCTCGGCCCGGACGATCACGGTGACCGTCACGCAGTTCGAGTACGCGGGCGGGCCGTCTTACGCGGTCAGCACGCTGCCGGTCACGGTCACGCCGGCCCAGCTGGCCAACGGGATCCTCACCGCCGGCGTGCTCACCCTCCCGCTCAAGGCGGTCGCCTCGGACAACGCGAACGGCTACTACTCCGTCACGGTCACCGACACGAACACCGCGGACCGCTGGAATGACCTCATCTTCCTGGACACCCAGGGCCAGACCGTGGTGATCAACGGCACCGGCAGCGGCTACATCAACTACTACCTGGACGCGCCCGAGCCCAACCTGGACCTGGGCCTGGTCATGGGCTCCAGCCAGGGCCGCCCCAGCGCGATCAGCGTGTTCGACATCTGCCAGGCGATCAGCGGCGGCGCGATGTCGATCGAGCCGGCGGACGGGGAAAACCAGTTGTTTGCCTACTCCGCGGACGCGCTGGCCCCGAACATCTCCGTCAGCTACTACCCGAACTGGTTCTTCGACCGGTTCCAGTGAGGAGGACACCATGTTCCGCAAGCTCTGCCTGATCGCGCTGGCGTTCATCGCCGCCCGGATGGCCGCCAAGGCGATGCGCCGCGAGGCCGAGGTCATCAGCCTGCTCTGGACGCTGGTCCAGATGACCGCCGCGACCGGGATGGCCGGCACCGCTAAGAGCCGGTCCACCGAGGACCGCCTCAATAACGCGATGCCGCGGATCCCGTGGCCGCAGTCCAACCCGGGCGGCGCCGGCAACTCCTCGTACGGCATCAACTCCGGCACGAACGGCATCGGCGGCGCGGACAACGGCAGCAATACCAGCAACACGGGCGCCGGGAACACCGGAGGGTCTGACAACGGCGGCGTTACCTCCGGGCAGATCGGCGGCGCGTCCCAGCACTATCACGACATGTCCCACTCGCATCCCGGCGGCGCGCACCAGCACTCCATGGCGCACGGCCACGCCTACGGGAACCTTGCCACGGATTTCAACACCCTGCGGAACTCCTATTCGGACCTGGTTTCCTCGCACAACACCCTGATCACCAAGCTGGCCAGCGCCAACATCCTGCAGTAAGGAAGGACTCACCGTGGCTGATCCCGCCTGGAAGGGCACTATCGTCTCCGCGTTCGGCGGGGGGACCGTCTCGTTCGTCATCGACCCGGTAAGCGGGCTGATCACCAAGGCCACCTGGGGCGGCCCGATCGCGGGCCATCCGGCTCCCGGCTACGCGTCCCTGTCCGGGATCCTCAACTGCGACGTGGACTTCAAGCCGGGCGGCCTGCCGTCCCACCCGGGCGATGCCTGGGCCGCGGCCGAGACCGGGCTGCTGCGGCTGGTGCCCGGCAAGACCTACACGATGACGATCACCGAGGACTGACGCCCGGACGGGCAGCGGCGCAGGACGGGAGGTGAGATCGCATGACGCTGGCGCTTGACGGCTCCACGCCGGCCAACGTCGATCTCACCGGCAACACGTCGGCCACGGCCAGCACGGCCAGCTTCAGCCCGCCGGCCAACTCCCTCGTCGTCATCGTCGTCAACATCTCGTTCTCGGCCGGGAACGGGACCGGGCCCACGGTGACCGTCGCGGACTCGGGCAGCACGTCGTACACGCTCGGCCCGAACGTCTACGACGCCCACTTCGACGGCAGCTATATCTTCACCCACTATTACTCCTCGGCGCCCGGCTCGATCACCGTCACGGCCACCCGGTCGCTGACCGCGGCGGCGCTGTACCAGCTGGTCCCGTACGTGCTGACCGGGGCGGCCTCCAGCCAGGCCGGGGCCGCGTCGAACACCAACTCCAGCGGCACCAACTCCACCGCCCCGGGCGCGACCCTGACCGCCGGGTCCGCCACCAGCTGGGTCATCGCCTGCGCAGCCGGCGGCAACACCGAGGCCTCGTTCACCCCGGTGAACCTGAGCACCGACCACAGCGCGTCCGACACCACCGACGTGTGCTACGGCGTCGCCGGGCACAAGACGTCGCCGGCCACGTCCAGCACCACGTACGGCTGGACCGTCCCCACCAGCACCCTCTTCTCGGCTGCCGTGCTGGAGATCAAGGCGTCCTCGGGCACGACGCACAGCGGAACCGCGAGCCTGTCCGGGTCGGGCACGCTGACCGGGACCGGGGTTTTCGCCGGGACCGCGAGCATGTCCGGAATAGGCACGCTGACCGGCACCGGCACCTCGGCCGGGCACGGCGGCGGCGGCGCGCTGTCCGGCCTGGGCACGCTGTCCGGGACCGGGACCGGCATCTTCGGCCAGGTCGCCGCGCTGGACGGCAACGGCACGCTGAACGCCACCTGGATCGGCACCCTGATCCAGCCGCCGGCCGGGCTGGACGGCGAGGGCACGCTGCAGCTGTCCGGCTACATCCTGAAAAAGCCGGCCGCGCTGTCCGGCAACGGCACGCTGTCGGTGCTGCAGGCCACCGGGGGCCTGGTCTTCGCCAGCCCGGGAGCAGCCACCCCGTACGCCTACCCGCTGTCCTCCACGGTCATGGTGGCGCCGCCCGGGTCCGCCGACTGGCGCCCGCTCGGCGCGGTCGGGTCGGTCAACACGCTGACCTACAGCTACGTGTGCCCCGGCGGGGCGGACAAGATGAGCTGCACCATCATGGTGCCGGCCACCTACCGGACCCAGCTGTTCAACCCGGGCTGGCAGGTCAAGATCACCCGCGGCGGCCACCAGGTGTGGTCCGGGAAGCTAGACGAGCCGGTGCCCACTACGTCCGGCTGGAACCTGACCGCGGTCGGCACCGGGAACCGCGGCCAGGACTACCTCGCCATCTACACCAGCACCTGGCCGGCGTCCGAGCCGGACCAGAGCATCAACAACGCGATCAGCCGCGGGCTGCCCTGGATCAACCCGGGCGTGGGCACGCCGTCCGGGGCCTGGTTCGGGCAGGGCGTCGACTCCGGCGCGCAGACGGTCACCGACCTGCTCAACCTGGTCTGCACCCGGGGCGGCCTGACCTGGTACGTCAACAGCCAGCCGGGCGGCCAGCCGGGCGACGACCTGTCCGTGTTCCCGCTGCCCACCGTGGTGAACCGGCTGCTGACCTGTATCGACCCGGTACCCCGGACGCTGGGCGGCGACATCAACACCATCTACCTGCGCTACCAGGCCACAGCTGACAACTCCTCCAACGGCGGCACCGCGGCCACGTTCGCGATCACCTCGGTGCAGAACGCCGCCTCGGTCACCGCGCACCAGGAGATCGAGACGTACATCGACATCTCCGACGCCGGGGTGATGACCGCGGCGTCGGCGCAGGCGGTCGGGAGCAAGGTGCTGGCCATCTACCAGCGGGCCTCGTTCGCCGGCCCGTTCACCGCCCACTACGGCCAGCTGACCAACACCGGGGGAGCGCCCGTCGACCCGGGCACCGACCAGGCCGGCACCATGGTCAAGCTGATCCTGACCGACTTCGGGTTCGGCGGCGAGGTCACGCCTCAGTTCCCGGTCACCTTCATCGTGGGCGCATATGAGTGGGACGACCTGGCCCAGACGGCTACGATCACCCCGTACCAGACGGTCGATGAGTCCCTGACGGGGCTGCTGACCCTGGCTAACAACGACCTGACCCCGGTCACCGTGGCGTCCACGTGATGAGCCGGGGACGGAACCGCGCACGGCCCGCCCTGGCGGGAGCTGCCATCACCCACCGGAACGGAGAAACCTGATGGCACGCGTCATCGTCTGCAAGGGCTGCCAGGCCGCGGTCACGCTGTACGGGGATGAGGACCCGCACGGCGAGCTGGAATGCGACTGCTGCCCGGAAGACCACCACCACGGGCAGGCCACCGCCGCGAGCGGGACCGCCTGCCGCCCGGTCACCCACATCTACATCGGCGAGCTGGCCGCGCCGGGACCGGGACTCTGACCCATGGCCAACATGACTGACCAGAACCGGGTCAACTCCATCATCCAGGGGCTGTTCACCAGCTCCACCACGTTCACCACCACCCCGGGGACCGGCGGCGGGTCGGCGTACATCGTCACCCCGCCGTACCACCTGCGGCTGATGTCCGCGCAGGGCAGCAACACCTCCAACGGCACCGAGCTGACCACGACCGGCGGGTACACGGCCGGGGGCGCCACCCTGGGCAGCACGTTCTGCGCGGCGCCGTCCGGCGGGTCGATGACCAACTCCAACCTGGTGTCCTGGTCCGCGACCGGCACCTGGGCGACGGTGGTCGCGATCGAGATCTGGGACACGGCCGGCACGCCGCTGCGCTGGCTGCAGGGCTCGATCACCTCGATCACCGGGGTGGTCAACGGCGATACGGTCCAGTTCGCGATCGGCTCGATCACGGTGAACGCCTCGCAGTGGTGAGCTGCCCGGCCCGGGGTATCAGTACCAGCGGCGGTGATACCACGGGCCGGCGCCCTCGCCCGCGTACGGCCGGAACGACAGCGCGAGCAGGACGACGCCGATCACGAGCAGGATGATGCCGAGCCACCAGAGGATGGCGATCCCGGTCAGGAAGCCGAGCAGCAGCAGGACGATGCCGGCGACGATCATGACGGTCTCCTATTCTCCGGCCCGCACGACCGGGAGGTGGTAGTACGCGGCCCCCGCCACGAACGTGGGGTTCGGGGGCGGCAGCTTTCCCCGGCAGCCGTGACCGACCCAGGCCACGCGGGAATCTGAGATGATCTTGACGCCCAGCTCGGACGGGTGCCCGTTCGGGGCGGTGGCCAGCGGCAGGCCGGCCAGGTCACCGTAGAACCCGCAGTCCCCGGTGATCTGCCGGGCCAGCCGCGCGTTCGCCTGGGCCAGCCCGGCGCTGACCGACCTGACCTCCTGCACCTGGCTGCTGGTGAACAGCAGGTTGGCCGCGCCGATCCCGATCATGAAGATGAACAGCACGCACAGCGAGTACGCCAGCAGCCTGGCCTGAGTCCTGGACGCCGGGGTCACCTCGGCCTCGTTCACCTGGATCGTGGCGTGCTCGATGTGGTCCGTGTGCTCCGGATGCTCAGTGCTCATCTGATTTCCCCCGCGTAATAGAGGATTGCGACGATCCAGGCCCAGCAGGTGGCGAGGAGCCAGAAGACTTCCCGATGAAACCGCCGAGAATGGCCCCGACGTGGAAGCTGGCGCCGATCCCGGACATGGCGAGGCCGGTGATGATCACGGCGTCGTTCGGCTCGGAGGCCGCGAAGACTTCGACCATGATCAGGGTCAGGCCGCCCGCGGTCAGCACGATGTCCTTGATGATGGTCCATGAATCCAGGAACGCCGCGAATCCTGCCCATCGCCACCGCCCCACCATCACCTGCCTCACCGTGAGACGACATGGATGAAGGCCGGCTCCGGCGGTACCAGGATCGCGGGGCGCTCCGTGATACAAGCATAGCTCTGAGGCCCCGGAGTATGATCTATCCCGGGATCGCGACCTGGAGGCCCTGCCATGAGCGCATGGATAGCGCAGCACCGCAAGCTGATCGCAGCCGTTGCCGGGGCGGCGGTAACCGTCGCGGTCCAGGTCTGGGGCACGACCACCCCGTGGGTGACCATTCTGGTCCTGGCGGCGACGGCCGCTGGTGTCTACGCGGCGCCGAACGAGCCCCAGTCCGCCCCCGCCGCGCCGGCTCTCCCAAGCGCGGGCGGCGGGGGCCCCGAGCCTGCCGCGGGCACCATCGGGTTCCCGCCGAGCGCGTTCCCGGCCGGCCACCCCGGCACCTGATTTGCCGGCCGGGCCCCGTTCCGGCGGGGTCTCGGCGATACTGTATTCATGACCACTGCCGCTGAAGTGAATACCGAACCGCTGCGTGATGAATCAGGAATCCTCGATACCGGGCCGCGTGCCGTGCTCCATCTCTCCGAGCAGGGGCTGCCCCAGCGCACCATCGCCGACCTGCTGCACATCTCCCAGGCCACCGTCACCCGGCGGCTGAAGGAAGCGATCGAGACGCGCCAGGCCCAGCGCGTCCGGTACGTGATGCTCCTGCTGTACTCCGTGCTGACCATGTGCGCCGTGATCGTGGCGGCAGCCGTGGCGTCACTGGCCTGGGGCTGATTCGCCTCCCCGTGAATACCAGTCAGATCTGATTCGGTTCACGGATGTTATTGCCGCGTGATCTGCCGTGATGGCACGCTTCAGCGAGCTGCTGCCACTGCCGGGAGATCACACATGCGCCACAGCGCTGCAGGACGCCATGCTCGGTACCCTGCCCACCCGCACCGGGTGTCTTACCTGATAGCCGTACTCGCCGCGCTCGCCGCCCTGGTCGCGGCGTTCGCACTGGCCGGCCAGTCCCAGTCCGCCCAGGCGCAAGCCGCCCCGGCCCGCCTGCTGGACCGGTCAGCCGAACTGGCCCTGCCTGATGACACGGCCGTTACGCTCGCGCAGGACAAGACAGTGGCCGCGCGATCGCAGCTGGCTTTTCAGCGGGCCAGGGAAGCGATCACCGCGGCTACGTACACGGTGCGGGCCGGTGATTCACTCTCGGCAGTGGCAGCAGACCACTGCGGGCCCCCGCGCGACTGGACCGGCATCTACGCCGCCAGCCGGGCCCGGGGCTGGACCGCACGGAACGCCAACGACCTGACCGCCGGGCAGCACCTGTTCCTCGCGTGCTCCTGGGTCCCGGCCGAGCTGAAGTTCGCGCCGGAGCCGCCCCCGCCGCCGCGGCCCGCCGTCCAGGTCCTCACGCACGTGCAGCATTCCGCCGTCGTCCATATCGCCGTCGCGGCCCCCGCCTACGTCTCGTCCGGGATCTACTCCTACGGCGCGCTGGAAGCCCTGTGGGTGAGCGCCGGCGGCCCGGCCTGGGCGGCCTCGCACGCAGCCGAGATCGCCGAGTGCGAATCCGGCGGCAACCCGTCCGCCTACAACCCCAGCGGGGCGACCGGCCTGTGGCAGATCCTCGGCTCGGTCGTGCCGGGCAACCTGGACAACCCGTTCACCAACGCGCTGAACGCGGTAGCGAAGTTCAGGGCCAGCGGCGGCACGTTCGCCCAGTGGGTCTGCACCTGATCCCGTGCTGCGCAAGCTGCCCCCGTACAAGAGGGCCTGGATCGCCCTGCTCCTGGCGTGCGCCGGGGTCACCGCCGGCGGCGTCATGACACTGGCGGCCAGCGGCCGGATCCCTGCCGCGCTGCACGCCCGGATGACGTTCTCGGCCAGCCAGGTCCCGTCCGCTCAGGCCGGCGCTCCGGCCGGCACGCAAGTGCAGGACCCGGCCGCGCCGAGCCCCGCCCAGACCACCGCCGGGGAACCGGGACCCCCTAATCCCCCTAGCTCCCCCGGTTCCCCGGCGGCGTCACCGTCTTCCCGGTCCCTGTTCTCCCCGCCATCTGCCGGCCCGGATCCCGCCTCCCCGGTACTGCCCGGGGCGCCGTCAGTGAGCGCGATCGTCGTCACCCGGACCGCGACCGCAGCGCCGCCGTCATCAGCAGTCACGTCATCAGCCCCGGCCGCGCCGTCTTCCAGCCCAGCTCCGATCTCGATCCCGCCGGGTGATCCCGGGCCGACGCCCGAGCCGCCGCCCGTGACGGTGACCGAGACGGAGACCACGACCGCGCCGCCCCCGCCGCCGACCGCGTTCATGCCCACCCGGGCACGTACCCCGGACCCCGTGCCCGACCCGGCGCCGGACCCGGGACCGACAGGAGGATTACCGTCATGAGGCGACTTCTCGCCGCCCTGCTCGTCGCGGCCGGCGCGCTCGGAGCCAGCGCCATGCTGCCCGCCGCCGCGCACGCATCGACCGGATCCCTCGGCGACCAGGTGCTGAACGAAGCCGAAACCCGGGCCGGGGACTGGTACTCCTACGGCGCCGCCGGCCCTTCGGCGTTCGACTGCTCGGGGCTCGTCGTGTGGTCGGCCGCCCAGCTCGGCAGGACGCTCCCGCGCACCACGTTCAGCATGCTGGCCGACGCCGGGCACTTCTACGCCGTGCCGGTCAGCCAGGCCCGGCGGGGAGATCTGATGTTCTTCGGGACCGGGCACGTGGAGATCATGACCAGCTGGTATCACACCACGTTCGGAGCCCAGCAGACGGGAACCCGGGTGGGCTGGCACAGGTGGTCGGCCGGCTGGGCCCCGACGATGGCCCTGCGCTGGCGCGGGTAACCTGGAGGCCAACCATAAGCAGTCCGGAACTGCCTGTGGTCCTGCATGGTTCAGCCCCCGCACCCTGGCGACGGATGCGGGGGCTGAGCTGCGTGCGGGTCAGGTCTCCTGCGGTGACGGCACCCGGCCGGCGGCCAGGGCTTCCAGGTCAGAGAGTCCGGCGGTGTACTTGCGCGCCATCAGCTCGGCGAGGACCTGGCCGAACGCCTCGGCCCGGAGGCTGGCGCAGTCCTCCTCGGCGGCCTGGATAGATACCGGGATGCGGTCTTCCTTCGGGATGACCGGCGGGACCTCCAGCGGCAGCGCGGCGTTGACGACCAGGGCGGCCAGCTGGACGGTCCGGGTCAGGGCACCCAGGTCCCCGGCCTCCTCGTCCTGGCTCTCGATCAGGAATGTGCTCATCGTTCTTCTCCTGTCTGGGGAGGTTACGGGTGCTCGCACACCCAGCTGAGAGGAGTCCGGCCGGCCGAGTGGACCACCATCCGCTGGCAGGAGGCCGGGCTCGGGTTGAAGGCCATGAAGACGATCAGGCCGGTGAGGACGCCTACGGCCATGATGAGGATGAACGTGTCCCACTCGTGCAGCCAGCGTTCCAGTTTCACGACCCCGCTGCCTTCCCCGGCGATGCGGCCAGCATGGCGTTCCACTCGGCCGCGCTCACCAGCTTCGCCAGGCCGCGATTGGTCCGGGCCTGCTCGGCCGGGCTGAACTGCAGGCCGAGGGACCACAGGTGGCGCCAGCAGTAGGTGCCGTCGTCGGCCCGGATCTGAGCCCTGCGGTCAGCCCGGAACCGCCACTTGGCCGAGGCCCGGCACTTGTACCGCGCCATCAGCTCCGGGTCCCGGCGGGCCTTGAAGGACATGCGCGACCAGCGGTAGCCGTCGCAGTCCCGCGACTGGTTCAGCCGGGTCACCCAGGGCAGCCGGGCCACCAGGTCGGTCACCGCGCTCATGACGCCGCCTCCCTCGCCCGCTTCCGGGCGGCCTGGACGTTCCGGGCTCGCTCGGACCGGATGAAAGACCCGTAGCCATCCCGGGAATCGCCGAACAGATCCCGTTCGCACCGGGCGCAGAACTGGCCGTCCCGGTACCGGCTGCGCGGGCCGAAACACTCGGCGCAGACGTGCTCCTCACGGCCGGCATGCGGGATACGGGGATGAGTCAGCGGGCGGTCCGGCTGCCCCTGCTGGGGAACGCGCCTCGCCGTCCGCACGCGGATGAGCCTCGTGCCCCTCCGGAGCGGAACGTCGCGGTACTCCGAGCCGCTGTTCGCCCGGTACTCGTCGCTCACGATGCTGCCTCCGGGATCTTGATGCCGTCCCAGTCCAGGTACGGGTACCGGTCTCGCAGCTCCAGCAGCGCCATCCGCTCCGCGCGGGCAGCCGCTTCCTTCCGGCGGGCCGCCGTCTCACCTGGGGTCTCGGTACCTTCAGCCGGCGGTACTGCCGCGATGACCTCATCGTCGTACAGCAGCCGGTCGCCGGGCTTACCGGGCACGACGTCGCGTTCCCACCAGCGCACCGGATCCAGGCCGAGGAACCGGCGCCGGGCCGAGAGGATCACCCTGGCCTCCGACAGGAACTGGCCGGGGCCGTCGCCGTCGAAGTGCTTCGCTGACCAGCGCCCGAACCTCTCCTCGGTCCAGGCGGCCTCCACGTCCCATTCCTCTCGCTCCGGCAGCTCGTGGCCCTCGAAGCAGGTGGTCTTGCCGCGGTGCTCAGGGGCGTTGTACCTGGTGCCGCCGTGGCAGGACTCCGGGTACGGTCCCTTCACCACGCCGCGGTAGTGCACCGCCACGGCCACTGTGCCTTTCCAGGACAGGACGTTCAGCTCGTAGTCAGTCATGATTCCTCCCCGGGCCTCAGCCCGTGCGGGCGCATCCCGGCCAGGTCGCCATCCAGCGCGAGGTAGACGCCCTCGATCCAGGTCAGCTTCCCCTGCATCCCGGCCCGCATCTCATCGGCTTCAGCCGGGCTCTGGCCGGGGTGCGGGGCGAACGAGCTGAGCCGGCGGCGGCGCCTGCGGATCTCCATCCGGACCAGGCTGCGCAGGTAGCCGGCCTGGTTCTCGTCCAGGTTCATTCCGGCGCCTCCTCCCCGGGCACGCCGTCCGGGAAGGCGGCCAGGGTCAGGTTGCCGATCGGGCTCCCTGGCTGCCGGCCGGCCTCGGTGGTGAACTCGTGCGCGAACAGGACCAGGGCCTCCAGGTCGTCCAGCCGGACTTCCACCGTCTCGCTGCCGGCCGCGCCGTCCTCGCTGAGCATGTCCAGCGCGGTCAGGATGACCCTGGCGTACTCGTACTTCTGCACGCTGGGCCAGAAGTTGCTTTTCGGGATGACATCTTCCTTCAGCAGGCCCAGGTGCTGAACAGCCGCGTCGCGGACCAGCTCCAGGGACCGTATGGCCGAAGCCTTGCTCCGCCTGCGCAGCGTCGCGATCGTAGCGGGCATGGCTACTTCTCCTGGTCCCGGGCGAATGCCCCGTGCGTGCGGACGTAGATGACGGCGGTGGTAGTGGCAGGCGATCCCGGGCGGTGGTACCCGGCGCCGGCCACCGGCTCATCGCGGTCCCCGGTCAGGATGCGCGTATCCCCGTCGTCCCCGGCCGTGATGATGACGTCGGGCAGGGTCTCCAGCTGGCTTGCGTTCTCGTCGGTCTTGCCCCACGGGGTCCTGGTGACGAACGGCCCGAGCGCGGCGCGGGTGAAACTGATGATCTCGCGGGCCTCCGCGTCATGCTCTTTCCGCCCGTGACCCTCGATGTCCAGGTACAGCTGCCGGGGCTTACCGGGGTACATCAGCCCGGCCTGGCGCACCATGACCCACAGCAGCCCGGCCGTGGTGATGAAGTCCTCCCGGGCGCGCATGAAGTGGTAGATGCCGATCCCCTTGGGGACTCTCCCCGCTCGTTCCGACTGGCCGGAATGTTCGCCGGCGTGGATCCGGGCCAGCTGCCCGATGGTCTTGCCGACCGGGCCGATGAACATGCCGTGCCCCGCGTCCAGGTGCAGCAGCAGCTCGTCCATGCCCGGCCACGCTTCTGCCGCCAGCTCACTGGCCGG